GTTTAACTAATAAATTTATTTTAGAATGCGCTGATTTATTGAGAAATGTTATGTTTAGAGCGCCTCATATGATACCAATAGATAGAAAAGATCACAACGTGCCTCCTAAGTCATCGTCTTGTTTTGAACTTCCGAATTACTTACCTGAAATTTTTCTTATAGCTGTGGAAACAGATGAAAGGGTGAAGAGAATGGAACCTCGAGCTAATCTTGGTATGTTGAGAGGATTTGGGACACATTGGCATATGCCGATTGCTGCTATAACTGGAGTACATCCTGGTGGTATTGCTAAAAACTTGACTAAAATGGCTTCTAATCAGGGAGATTTTACCCCTGATATTGATGATACTCTAATATTTTCAGCTTTGCTTATGTTAGCTATGGATTGTGAATTGCCAGTTGAGAAGGATAGATTGGTATATGAGATTCCAGATGAGAAGATTATGGCTCAAGTCACTAGTACATATAATACTTCGACAGGTTTTGTACCTATGGATCCGGTCCAGAAGATGGTTTATGATGATAATAAAGGATGGAAGGTTGTAAATGGTATGCCTAAGACTAAAAAAGGGGTAGCAGTCGCTGTAGCTTCGATGCTTAGACAACAGCTTGAGTTGGTCGTAGACTCTTGTTATCCTGGTATGTGTTTGGATAGAGTTTTTGGTGCTTCTATATCAGTTTCGGCTATGAAGTATGAGATTTTGAATGGTGCTTCCGAACCTACATATCAGGATTTATGTGATTTGCATACTAAAGTTCGTTTCTTTTTTATAGAAGGTATGCATCAAGTTATGTTGTCTCATACCATTTGGTTGCCTATATTTAATGCTTTAAGTAGAGCTGGATTTGAGATAGGTACGAAATTGGCTCAAGGTGGATTTGTTGAAATATGGCAGAATTTAAGCTGTGGAACAGAAGGGGATTATAGTGAAGAGTGGGAAGAAATATATGCTAAATATCCTTTCCTGAGAATGAGGGAGTATGGTGAGGCCGACGTTAGAAATTTTGATCAGTCTTTGGTCGCTAAGTTGTTACTTATTGCTGCAGTCTTTTTATGTATGTTTTATAGGTTTGATAAAAATTTGCTTACTAGAGTTGTTCTTGGAGATGCAGCATTTAGATTAGTATTTAAGTATTTGTACTTAGTACCGCTTAGTGTTCTAATGTTGGTGTTTGGGATGATGTTCTCAGGAAAGTATGAAACTACACACGTTAATACTGTTTGTCAAAATATTATTTATTTTATGTATATTGCTTCGAAATTACATCAGTATAAGAATGATAAGTATATCGATATACTTCGGTTGTGTGTAAGAAAGAGAATGTTTGCTAGAGCTTATTCAGGAGATGATTTGGGTATGGGATGGCCTGTTTGGTTGAGAATTAAATTTCATATATGCTTACATGATTTTGGAATATTTGCTCA